AAACGACTTTCACCTAGCCACAGTCGACATCGTAACTGACCCGTCTGGTCCTAACTGTTTTGTCAATGGTATTATGGAAAATGCTGAATACTACTATGATATTGCCTCTGGTAACTGGATTGCTCAGGAACCTATTGAACAGGTAATTGAAGAAATACAACAAGTAGTAGAAAAGCAGGTTAAAAGAGTGGTGACTACTAAAATTAATGAAGACACTGCCTCTGAGCTATTCAAGCGTTTTGTGAACTCACTTAGAAGCTGAAAAGTAATAATATTATAAATAATACTCATATAAAAGATCCAATGAAAAAGGAGTTAAACATATGTCAAATGAACTAGACGAAAAGTTCGTGGCTGACGACGGCGTTTCTTCAGTAGAAGAACCGGCGACACCAGCAGGCGGAGCACCTAAAAAGAAAAAAGCTGATGTAAATAAAGCTGTTAATCCAACAGCTGAAAAAGTACCAGCTGCACCAGGCATGAAAGAAGAAGCAGACGCCGAGGCAGATGCTGAAGAGATTGTCGAAGAAGTTATCGAAATCGAAGAATCAATTGCTGCAATGTTTGAAGGCATGGATTTGTCAGAAGAATTCACAAGCAAAGTAACATTGGTTTTTGAAGCTGCGGTTAATGAAGCTGCTACATTAAAAGCTGACAAAATCGTTGCTGAGCAGGTAGAGCAAATTACTGTTGACATGCAGGAAGCTGTAGAAGATTCAGTGGAAGGTATCGTAGAAAATCTTGATTCTTACCTTGACTACGTGGTAGAAGAGTGGATGACAGAAAACGAATTAGCTATTGAAGCTGGTATCAAAGTGGACATGGCTGAATCACTGATGAGCGGTCTTAAAGGTCTTTTCGAAGAGCACAACATTGATGTTGACGAGGAAACTCTTGACGTAGTTGGCGGCTTGGAAGAAGAAGTTGAGCAGCTCAAAGCTGAAGCTAATAAAGCAATTACTGAGAACGTAGAGCTCAAAAAAGAAATTGCAAAAGCTAACGCGGCAGAAGTATTTGCTGAAATGGCTGAAGGTCTTACTTTCGTAGAGCAAGAAAGATTTAAAGTGCTATCAGAAAAGCTTAGCTTTGACGATGCTGACTCATATAAGTCAAACCTTGAAACACTAAAGGAATCTTTCTTTAAAAAGGCTACACCGATAGTTGAAGAGGTAACTGAAGAAGAAGAAATTATTACTGAGGATACAGAAGTAAAACAACCGCTTTCTGAACACTCAAGCATTAATGCTCTTCTTGCATCTCTAAACGCAAAGCAATCTTAATCTTATAGATGAAATACTAATTATTATAAATATATCCAGAATAAATCAACAAGGAGATAGAATCATATGACTCAGTCAAACTATCAGCAGCTCGTGGAAAAATGGGGCCCAATCTTGGAGCACTCTTCTTTCGCGCCGATCGCAGATCAACACAAGAAATCCGTCACAGCGACAATTCTTGAAAACACTGAAAAAGCTCTTATGGAATCTGGTGACACATCAGCTTCTATGACTGGCTTGCTTTCAGAAACACATGCCAACGACGCAGGAACAGGCGGCTTCGGTTCTGCTTCAACTGCAACAGGTCCAACCGCCGGTTATGATCCAGTACTTATTTCACTAGTACGCCGCGCGATGCCAAACCTTATTGCTTATGATATTGCAGGCGTTCAGCCGATGACTGGCCCAACTGGCTTGATCTTCGCAATGCGCTCAACGCAGACATCACAAGCTGGTGCTGAAGCATTCTACAACGAAGCAGCAACTAACTTCTCTGGTGCAGGTACCCACACAGGTTCGCCTCTTCCAACAGACGTTGCAAACACATCTCTGTTCGACACAGGCACAGGTATGACAACAGCTGCAGCTGAAGCCCTAGGCGACGGTAACGGCACAAACTTTGCAGAAATGGCGTTCTCAATCGAGAAAGTAACCGTTGCTGCTAAGTCAAGAGCACTCAAAGCAGAGTACACAACAGAGCTTGCTCAGGATCTTAAAGCCGTACACGGTCTAGATGCTGAAACAGAGTTGGCGAACATCCTACAGTCTGAAATCCTCGTGGAAATCAACCGTGAATTGGTTCGTACAATCTACACAAACGCTGTTGCTGGTGCAACTGGTACTGCTACCGCTGGTACATTCGACCTAGACGTCGATGCAAACGGTCGCTGGTCAGTAGAAAAATTCAAAGGTCTTATGTTCCAAATTGAGCAAGAAGCTAACGCTATTGCTAAAGGCACAAGACGTGGTAAAGGTAACATGGTTATCTGTTCTTCAGATGTTGCATCTGCACTGCAGATGGCTGGCGTACTTGACTACACACCTGCACTTAACTCTAACTCACTAAGCGTTGACGATACAGGCAACACATTTGCTGGTGTTCTTAACGGACGCTACAAAGTCTATATCGACCCATATGCTGGCACAAACTACATGGTTGTAGGCTACAAAGGTTCCTCATCTTTCGATGCTGGTCTTTTCTACTGCCCATACGTTCCGCTACAAATGGTTCGCGCAGTTGGCGAAAACAGCTTCCAGCCAAAAATCGGGTTTAAGACTCGTTACGGCATGGTTTCTAACCCATTCGCAAAAGGCCTTTCACAAGGTTCTGGCGCATTGGACGTCAACTCAAACGTTTACTACCGTCGCGTAAATGTGAGCAACTTGTTCTAAAAATAAGATATCGGTTAACGATACTACTAAGGGGAGCTTTCGAGCTCCCCTTTTTTATGCGAGATAGTCAGGAAGATATGACGCTTTAGATAGAAAGTCGTTGTATGACCTTTCAACTCTATCTTGTTTGTAGAATAACCATTTGTGTATTCTTTCCCATATACTTTTCTCTACCATTGGATAACCAAATGAAAACACTATGCATTCATAATGAGTATAGTTACGATTAGTTTGTATGTTCCAAAATTTAGTGAGTTCTAAATCAGTATATGGTTTATTTCTGCGTCTTTGTTGTGGTGCTTTATTATACTTTTGGTCATCATAAACAATGTGTAACGTTATGCCACCTTCTGCCCACCAAGGTATTTCATGGCACGGTCTTTCGACACTGTTTATTGCATTGTCATACCAATAAATATCACAATTAAGTTTATCTACTGATTTAATAAATTCTTTCTTTTGTTCTTTATTATTAAATACTACTCCAATATACCTATGTTTTGAGTCAGCATGGCCTTGACAGCTAGTAAAAGTTAAATAACCTTTCGCGTGTAAAGCAAGTACACCCTCCTTTACACGCGGTTCTAGGTTTCGTTCAATAATATCAGAATATTGACTTACAAAAGTACTGACATAATTACCATCTTCGTCTTTGAAACAATAAGTTCGTCCGTTAATTAAATGGTCATTACCTTTAACAAACATCGCATAACGATGGCCATCTTCAGCTGAATTGAGCTGAGGCTCGTTTGATTCCTGCTGTTGATAGTAAGGTACAGTAATTTCGTATTGTGGTCGCATTACATTCCCAGCGCTTCCATATACATCTGTGTAATAGCATTTTCATTTTCAACGTCGTCACGATTGCGCTTACGAATTGATACAATTTTCTTAATAACCTTTGTATCATAACCGCGGCCTTTTGCTTCTGCTAGGACTTCTTTTGATTGGTCCATAATATCTGCCTTTTCAGCTGCTAGGCGCTCAACGCGCTCAACAAAAGAACGAAGTTCATCGGCTGTTACGGTGTATGTAGTAGTATCATCGTTCATAGTATAGTTCTCCTTAATTATAGTTTGCCATCTTGGCGTAGTTGTTTGCGGATTTTTGTAGCACTAATATCGTGAATTTCTTTTCCTAAATCATGCTCAGTGAATGTATATCCTACACCACGACCATACGAAATGTCAACAATATTTGGCACTTCTAAAATAAGATATTGGTGACCATTTTGGAATCCGTGAATTGCTAGTGCTTTTTCAATATTCGCAATTACGTCAATAATGCCAAAAGGATTATCATCTTGTGTTGCTGTACGTCCTGCTCCTGCATCTCCTTCAAAGTTAAAAACATCGCGAATCATAATTACAACTTGTCCAGTAATTGAATGCGCACGTTTAAAAAGTTCAGTGTGTCCATCGTGCCATGGTTGCCAACGACCTAGCATTTGAACTGTTGGTTTTTTATAGTCAAACATTAAGCGTGTACTCCTGTGATCATATTAATTACATTCATAACCTCATCTTCTTTAATAAATTTATCAATACGTAGGTCAACTTTTGCTGGAATTTCAAATACTTTGTTAGTGTCCTCAAATCGACCATTGTCAATTGTATCCATCCATATTGTATAATCTGCATCAAACGCTAGTCGAAGCGTATCTGTAGGACATACAAAATCACAAATAACAGTGCGCTCAAACAACAACTCGACATTTGCAAGAGCCGCCATTCGGTTTGCTTGGCGAAAACGCGCTAAGTCTGTAAATTCCCAATCGTTAGCCATTGATCTTATTTTATCAGCGTTATACCATGCACACCCGAGATGTTTTTGTAGCCGCTCTGCTAACCAGGTTTTACCGGACCCTGGAAGTCCCATAATTAAAATTTTCATTTGTCGTCGCTTTCGTCTTCTTCTTCTACGGCGCCGTCAAGCAAGCTAAGAATTAATGAACCTGCAGTTACAGCAATATAAAGTGAGTTGATACCCGCAAAAAACTCGTATCCGGCAGAAAACAATAGATATGTTGAAAGCGCAGCTACACTAGAGTGTAGAAGCTTCCACTGAGCTGGGATATGTTCCGCATAGGAAAGTTCTACTTCCCAGTGTGGGCTGAAAACTAAAAAGCAAACCTTAAGAAATTGAAATAATGAGTAAAGCATAACAGCCACGGACAACAAAAGATAAGTTTGATCTCCTGTATATTGGTAGCCCATTGCACTAAATAAGTGACATAGGACAAAAAGGAAAGTAAGATTCATATCAAATTCCACGAATGATCATTAGGGGGTCTATGAGGATGAGGAGTAGCCCTAAAGCTACTCCATAGAAAATAATATCTTTAAGCGGCATCAGCCATCTCCAATGCTAGATCCAAGGCAGTTACTTTCTTTTTAGCGTTTCCACCAAACCATGCAGATGCCATACGGCTGTCAGCAGACCGGCCAACACGATGGTCTACCATGTATGTAACTGCGTTATAAGCATTCCACCATGTACCAGGTGCATAGTCTGCGCCAGGCTGATCTTCAACGATCGACATAGCTTCCTTTGCAGTGCGTGCAAGGATTTCTTTTTCCTTGGTAGATTTGCCAAAAACAACACCGAAGAACTCTGTAAGTTTTTCGTCAGAGTAGCGCTTAGAGCCTAGGAATTCTGCAGCAGCTTTAAATTGTTCTACCTTATTGTGGCTCAAACCAAGTGCTTGCTTTACCATGTTAGCGTCAAATTGCGAACGGTGGTTAATACGGATAGATGGCTGGTTCTTTTCGTTAAGAGCTACAGCCAATGTGTTGTTGCATACAACGCGTTCCATTACAAACTTGACGTCGATAGCTTTGCCGTATTGATGTGGGTTGGAAAAGAGAAGGTAACCTTTAACTTCATCACCTCCAAAAAGTGAGAAGCCATCTTTTACGTCGGCCATTGCCCAAACAATTTTGCCATCTTTAAGGGAACCAGCTGTATCCATTTGCATGTCACCAGCTTGGACAAACTCTGTGAAAAAATCAAAAGCTTCTTCGTTTTGTACTGGGTTCCAGCCAGCACCAACTTGGGTAAGGATCTGACCGTCTGTAGAACGTACTAGAGCCTGTTGCCCAGTTGCAACATTGTCACCCTTATAACGGATGAAAGTATCTACTTTCTCTACGGACCAGTTCAGTCCAGCGGCCTCCATCATTTGGTACGGAGTCATGTCGTCTGAAACCGGTGTTCCAAGTCCATGCCAAGGCAGACCATTGCTTTCACGGTAGGCCATTTGAGCAACACCATTTACGATTTCAAGGTTATGTGCCATAATATAGTATCCTTTGTTTGATATGATATAATCAATCTATATCATCTTAGATCAAATGTACATAGTAAAAATGAAATTAAATCAAATTAATTTAGTGAATTGTTGAATTTTCCATCGGGATAGCGTCAACCATTTCTGCAGCCACATCACCGTATCCTGATCTGCAAATATCTATAACTGAAACATATGCGGTTTTGGTATCACTATATATTGATCCAATAAAAGCAGTTGGTATTTGAGGTTTAACATATCTATTCAAATACATTTCAGCCTCTTCATAGGTCGGCCAAGAGACTGCGTTAGTAAGCTCAAGAAAATTGTAAGCTGAAAAAAGCATTCCAATTCCATCGTTATCCATATCTCTTTTTGTTCCAAGAAATATGCCGTGATCTTCATCCGCTATGATATACCTCATACGTAACCTTTATAGCCTTCCCACCAGTCTGGTGCTGACCTACCCTTAGCCCAGACTGCGAATGATTTAGCAGCGTGATAATAGTTTCTGTAAGCAGTCACTGCGTCACCTTCTACCATACAATTTGGGTAGTGACTCATTGCTTGCGCAAATGGCGTCAAACCTTTATCAGGAATGTTGACAGGAGCGCTCTGGAGGACATCTAGTAACTTTTGAGCTGTTAAGTGTGGTTTATTATAACGCAGTTGAAATTCCTCTGTAAGTCCTACCATGTGCTCGTAGTGCCAATCGTAGTTAGCTTTAGATGCCATTGTCCATACCGTGCACGGATGATAATGGTGTACTGCTTTGTATAGTACACTTTCTAAATTGCTATTAGGATGTACCCAGTAATTGACCATGCGCTTGCCAGAAACTGAAGGACGCTTTTCTGTCCAACCGTCTAACATGCGATGTGCTGTTGAAAGCATTTGAGCAGCTTCAATGATCATTTTAGAACAATGCTTGTCGCACATCATTTGAGCTGCTTCGCGGGGTTCTTTAGACAATATAAAAATATTCATGGTTGATCTGAAGTATAATCCAAGTCATCCATAGGCTCAGAAAAACCTTGTGGTGCTTCCATGCCGTCGTATTGTACGCCTATAATTGGAAGGTTTTGCCATTCTTCTTGGAACGTTGCGTCGAATTCCTGTACAGTCATAGTAGTTTCCATGG